ATGTAATGGCGCGGGACCTCGGGTAGAATCTGTCTACTCATCGGACACTTGATTTCAATGAGTTTACCCGATTCACTAATCCCGTCGGGTGAGCCACCTAACCATGGATATTTTGGATGAGGCTCTAACCCTATTTCGTGAACGACCTCGTTATGTCTTTGTTCATACAAAATACGAGCCTCATCTTCATATTTATTACCGTGTTCAGTGGCGGCGTTTCCCGTGAAAGGCTTCCCCTTGCCACACTTTTTGAGGAGGAGGTCAAATGGTTTTTCATATTTATTTTCGCCAATAGCTGTCGCTGCATCCGAAGCGGTTAACATATTCTTTCGTAAATCGAGCCATTCTTGCGACCTTTGCTCCGCGTAGGTCTTTTTTAAAAGTTTCTCGACATTCGGGTGCATTAATTATTGATGTGTCTTATCTTTTAAGCACCTTTATTTGGGTAAAAAAATTGTTTAGCGGCATATTGTTCTGCTTGCTTCTTACTTTTCGCTTCACCTCGTCCCAAAAATTGTCCCTGAACGTACGCGTCGATATAAAATATACCCTCGTTATGTCCGACTAATCTGTACTCTGGAAGTGGGAGTTGATTCGATTGACAATATCGCATCAAGTGATCCTTAAAATTATCATCGATCATTATTATATTCATATCGACAAGTTCGGGGTTTTCAAAAATACTCAAAATCCAACGTTTCGCGTGCACCAGCCCCAAATCCATGTAGATCGCACCGATGAAAGCTTCGAAGACGTCTTCAAGAATTTTGGGATTTTTAAACCACTCGTTTCGCATACCCTTTTCATCCATCCTCACCCATTTATACATGCCCAGCTTCATGGCTATCTTCGCGAGCGTCTCACCTCGAACCAGTTTCGTGCGAGCTTTCGTGAGGAATCCCTCCTTTCTGTCTTCATACCTGTCGAATAAGTATTTCGTTATAACGAATCCGAGGACAGAATCTCCCATGAACTCGAGTGTTTCAAAGGAATCTGTCAACGTATCATCTTCTTTGAGCGCGGATTTGTGAATGAATGCTTTTTGGTATGAAGACAGGTTGTTAATCTTCACACCAACAAGAGACTCAATGTCTGTCTTGTTGATCATTTTATATAAATATATGTTTATTTTTTTAAGCTCGTTTAATCAACTTAGGCTGCTGGTTCGTCTGGCTTCGTGTAGTGTGGGGAGAGGAACTTTTGCAAGTTCAAGAAAGTCACTTGCGTTTCACCCGGTTCGAGAAGATCACGCAACTTATCATCAAGAACAAGGACGCGACCGTTATCCGGATGCTTGAGCCCCTTTTCCGTGACATACTTGTTGATCGCTCGGGTGACGAACGATCGGGAGACGAGTTTGCCTTCTTCAACACCGAGAAACTCACGGAGCTTTGGGGAGATTTTTTGTTCACGGTTGAAGCCGTTGTTCTTCGCGCGGTGCGCAGCTTTTTCACCAGTCGGGTCGTCTTGCTTCGCCTTGACCTTGCGGACAAGCTTGCTCAGAGTCTTGACCTCCGTGCGGAGAGCAGCAATTTCGGTGAGAACGTTTTCGATAGACATTGTTGGTTTTTATATTTTACTTAAGAGCGTCGTCTTTAAGTTCGTTTCCTTGACAGTATAAATTGTAAAGATGTCGTGATACATGTCAGTATGGCTGCTACAATAAATAATACCCTTATTTTTTCATTATATATTGGTTTTATTCCAACTGGATCTTTCGCAGTAAATGGTTTTAATATAGTGAAATGATCAATTGGGATGTCGGAACATCCACCTGAGCAGCACACGTTTTTACACGGTATGAAAAAACCATCTTCATCTATACCACATCTAGGAAGCGCTAGGTTGCCTTCGACCCTGTAGCATCTACAGTCGCCGACGTTGTCACATTTTACTTTCGAACAACTCATATTTTAATATAAGATATTAATAATGGATACGACGGAGTACTCCCAAGGAGTCATCAATCGATTCAGGCAAAAAAAATTATTTTTTAACGATCCTGTTTTGAAGCGACATTATGAACGTGGTGATGTATCTAAATTTCGGGCGAGAGCACATCGAAATCATAAAGATAAATCATTCAAAGACTTCGCGAGTGTGATCATAACGGATATCGTAAGATACGAATTATATGCCATAATCGACGAACTCACTGTTTTTTTAAACCCTGTTGGTGATTTGATTTTATCTGGTGGGGATGCGGTTAACTCACACTTACAGCCGAAAGACCGTGTCGTGACACTCGATATAGATACTAAATTCTCGCCACGAATGAAGCCGGATTCTAAATATTTTGGTAAATTACAGGCAGTCAAATTATTATTGTGGAATAAGTTGGGTGAAATTGCTAAAAGACTCAATTCTACAATACCAAAGCTTATCAACGATAAAAAGGGAGAACCCGGCAAATTCATTGGCTTTGGATTCGGACGAACTGGACCATACGTCAAGCGAAGATATACCTTGATTCCCAAACGAAAATTTAATTCTAAAAATCAAAAAGATATTCTCATAGATGTTGAGGTATTCGCACTCGATTTAAAATCGCGTTTATATTCTCCGCAGAGTGGAAAAATTGAGGAGATCAATATGGGTGGAATGCTCGATATCGCATTCATGAGACCTGGCGAGTTCGGGTCGAACGTAGGACAGTCGAAAGTTCAAGCGCTCGAGATTTTTAAAATCGCCGGCAAATATGTCTTCGGTAAGTTCGACAACATCAAACTAGCGTCTAAAAAATTCCTGATTGAAGATTCGTATACGATGCAAAAATTGGGGCTTCGGGATTCGAGCAAAAAGGAAAAAGATCGAAAACGCATGTTAAAATTAGCGAAACTCGTCACGAAACGTAAAATAAACAATTCATCCACCATGGAAAATATTTTGAAAAAAACCGACATAAATCTTCAGAAAAAGAAACCACTATCATATAAAAATGTCAATATTAAACCAGCGTTAAAAATAAATCCACAAAAATATAAAGAATTCACGACGACACCTGACCGAGATAAGTTATCGAGACAGTTTGTATATGGTTTAAAATCTGAACAACCAAATATTAATATACCAGGGTACCATCAAACGCGTGGCGAACAACGTTTTCATCCAACGAAGATGAATTGGGAAACAAACACGCGAAATTCATATATCAAAAATGAGTTCACACACAGACCTATCGAAGCTAAGACGCTTCCATCTAATTTTAAAATGGAAGAAACCCTGTATGGGTTTAAGAAAACGAGAGATGATTGGGTGCCCAAACCTATATTACGAAAATCATCAATGATACCATACGTTGGACTGGTTTAAAGAAATGAATACATGTATTAATATAACATGATTTACGAAAATTTAGCACGTGGACCAGACGGACTGTATCACGTGAAAGCGAAAACCGACGGTGGAAAGAGATGTTTAGTACAGCTTAGAAACGTTAAAATCGCTGAAAACGAAAATGGTGAAATCGATCTCGATGTGTCGGAATCACCTGATATGTCTAAAGTAGACGAAATTCACGAGTTGAATACAGGTGCGGCGTTTGAAAACAGTCAGATGTGGTTTGGTAAGCAGCTCACCGATGACCGAACAAAGAAATTTTATTCCAAGAAAAGTACGATCACAGCAGACGAAATATCTGCGACGAAAATTTACGACGCCAGGAAGACTACCATGCCACTCGTTGATTTAAAAGCCGGCAGCACGTGCACCGTGTTACTCGAATTTTCTGGACTCTGGTTTGGTAAGAAAACGTTTGGTCCTTCATGGAATCTGGTCCAAGCCAAATTAAATCCCGAACCCGAACCCGAGGTTGAAAAAACTCCAGAACCCGAGGCACCCGAAGAAAATACGGTCGAGGTCGAAGCCGTCGAGGAGCCTTATCCAGACGAATACATGATCGTCGACGAAGAATAAAAAATTATCTATATAATATATAAAGATGAAGATGAAGTTTACCCGCCGCCAGGTGGTGATCGTCCTCGCTATCGCCGCTCTCGTTTATTTCATGACCCTTAACGTCAAATCCACAAAATCCGCTTACACCGTGAATGAAGAGGAAGTCGGTGCGTTTGGTCCAGCCACCGGTCCATCTGAGGCTGGGTGTGAAATGAAGGCGGGCACTGGACTCGCCTCCAGCTTGTTGCCACGCGAGGTCGCACCACAGGAAGACTTTGGTGAGTTCGCCCCAGATGACATCCTCGCCGGTCAATCGTTCTTGGAACCTCGCCAACAAACTGGCTACCCAGAGACTCTCGGTGGCGCACTTCGCAACGCGAACCAACAAATCCGCGCCGACCCACCAGTCGACAAGAAGTCTTACGTCTGGTCCAATAGTACTATTGTCCCAGATACCATGCAACGTGGGTTGTGTAAGTAGATACTTAAAGAATAAATCATATTAATACATATTAAAACATGTCCCAAGTTCCGACAGATGAACTCACAAACAGCGTCTCTAAATTGGTTGAATTGAACAAGCAAATTACAGAAGCCAGGGAAGATATAAAAATTTTAACACAGGCCGAGAAGGCTTTGAAACTTCAGGTGAAGCAATTGATGATCAATAGCGGTCTCGATGCGATTAATCTTAAGAAGGGTAAGATCGCAGTTAAGAAGAGTGTTAGAAAGGGGGGTATGAACAAGACGACCGTAAAGGAAGGTCTTGTCACGTATTTTCAAGGTAATGAAGATCGAGCCGAAAGTGCCTTAAAGGTTATACTCGATAGTCTACCAGTAAAAGAATCAACCTCCCTTTCCCTCTTGGGAATCAAAGATAAAAAGCCACAAACGTAATGGTTTGGAATGAATACGCCTACCAGGCGGAGCGCACGAGTGATAATGATTTCAGTGATGATGAAAACGATGTTCAACAGGATGAACCCCTCCATATCGATGATTGGGGAGGACACTTCGATGATCAACTGTGGTATATGTGGTCTGTATTGAAGCGATGTATCGCAGACTCGTATCTCGAACATCATTTTCTCAAAGACGCGGAGTATCATGATTTCATTGAATTTATGTATTCATTCTCAGATCATAGACGAGTAGACATATAAAATTGTTAATATATATTAAATGTTTCCAGATATCACGTCTCAAAAAGTTAGCCTCCCTTCTGCCTTATTTTTAGCACTCAGTCCAGGTATCGTTCTCAGAACTGATGGCTCCCGTGTATCGTTTGGAGACGGACTCACAGGACGCACAGCGGTTTTCTTTCATGCACTCGTCTTCCTCATCGCATTCTCCTTGATTTCTAAGGCGATCGGTCTCGTTCTCACGCGCACAGATCTCATCGTCACGACGACCTTATTCATGGCGTTGAGTCCGGGTATGCTTCTTACGATCCCACCAGGGTCTAAGGGTTTCTTCATGTCAGGGCAAACAAGTCCACAGGCAGCATTAATTCATACGGTCGTTTTCGCACTCGTGTTCGCTCTTTTACGAAAGCAATTTCCTCAGTTTTATTAAGTGACATGGAATATCTTGTTATTGGTCCAGGTGCGATGGGTTTCTTCGCACTCATTGGACACTTGAAAACAATAGAAAGTAAATTATCCAATGTCAAGGAAATTGCCGGATCATCAGCGGGCTCTATCATCGCTTTTCTTCTGGCATTGGATATGTCTATAACGTCAATTATAGACATATCTCTCAAAATAGACATCTCTGAATTAGTCAAAGTTGATTTAAAATGTTTTTTAGATAAATTCGGTCTCGTAGATTCAAAACATATCAGGGAAAAACTCGTTGAAATATGTGGATGTGACCCTACTTTTAGTGAATTAAAGAAAAAGATACACATTTCTGCGTTTTGTGTTAACACTTCGAAAACAGTTTACTTTTCAGTTGATTCCAACCCTAATATGAAGGTGTTAGACGCGGTGTGTATGAGCATAGCTTTGCCTTACATTTTTTCGTCAGAAAACTACAACGGTTTAACATACATAGACGGTGGATCAGAGGAATGTTTACCTTTAGCACCATTTTTAGACAAACCCCCACATAAAGTGTATTGCATAGAAATCGTGTCTGACACGAAATATATAGAAAATATAGATAATCAATTGATATTAGCACAAACTTTAATTCTCGCAGGAATGAAGAATCGGTATAAATATCCAATGACGTTTCAAACCGTGAAGACTATAGATACACAGGACTTGAACGTGTTTGATTTTGAAATGGATTACGATGATAAAGTCAGGATGTTGATACTTGGCATGAAATAAATTTTGTTAGTTTACATTAAATGGACGCGTGTGATCCAAGTATAAACGTCCGAAATCTGAAAAAGTTAGTGAAGCAGAACACGGGCGCGGAACTTAACCTCACCCGTGAACAAATATGTGACGCATATGCTTCAATCCAGGCCGACAAACTTCCGTTACCACCCATGGTTCTGACGAAGGATGGGAAATATATGTTAGATCGAAAATCCCCCATCACAGCCAGACAGTTTGAAGTTTTATTTAGTAGTTCTTCTAAATTGAGTGAACTTCGTACCATAGCGGCGAAGGTTGGATTGGCTAGTTATAAGGATATGACTAAATCGGAATTGGTCGAGGCGATCGAGGGTAAGTTACAAAAAATGGGTGTTCACGAGCCGTTGCGATTACACTCGAGGGCTACTGCGTCTAATAGAAAAAGTCCTCGCAGTGTGATATCGATTAATAGTAATAATAATAATTACCGAAACAATTTGAATGTCAATAACGTCAACGGGAACGGAATACCAAACACTCCCGCGAATAAGGCGCGTCGCCGCGTAGCGAGTACAGGTACGCCTAAAAACAATAACAATAACAATAACAATAACAATAACAATTACACTTATAGTAATAACGATAATAATGTGCGCCGTAACGGTAACGGTGTGCGCCGTAATAACGCGGTGCGTCGAAACAACGCTCCCAGAAACCAACCGAGAATGTTAGGCACTGGACCGGGATTGAACGATTACGCGGTTCGTAGACGTTTGAGAGAAAGTAACGCGCGCGCTCCGAATAACCAAGGTGGACGTTCCAATGTGAAGGAACTAGTCCGCGTGTTGAAAGAGAATGCAGATCAAAAAAAGAAGGCCTCGGATACGATCGCGAAGGCGATGAAAATGGGTCCAGAGTCCGCCGCCGCTAAAAAGGAGAAAAATGAAAAAAATAATTAGCTCAATATTTTTGATAATTTTTGTTTCATCCTCAAATATTTTATATGCAGCTGAATCTATGGTCGCCCAGGTAAATGGTATGATGTGTATAAAATGTCAAAAAATGGTTACAGATGCTTTGGCAAAAGCAAGTCCATCAGCTAAGGTGAAAGTTTCTTGGCCAGAAGGAGT